ATCGCTGTTCTCTTCGGCGTCATCGCGGATAAGACCTACAGGTTACTTGAGGCGTTGCCAGGCGGCGCCGAAGACGACTGAGACGCTTGCGCAGTTTATCCGGCGTGTCAATCCAAAGTTTCAGTTTTACGGGCACGTTGACAAGCTCATAGCGGTGTTGCAACGGGTTGCAGATGGCGAAATCAGCCGATTGATGGTTTTTATGCCGCCTCGACATGGCAAGAGCGAAACGGTGAGCCGGTTGTTTTCTGCTTATTACCTGCACAGATACCCTGAGCGCTGGGTTGCGATTACGTCGTATGCGGCGGAACTGGCGTTCACGCTGTCGAGGGCGGCGCGAGACAACTATCAGAAAGCTGGCGGCACATTGAAGGACGACGCAGCGGCGGTCAAGCACTGGGAGACTGGTAGAGGCGGCGGGTTGTGGGCAACGGGCGTAGGCGGGCCGGCGACGGGCAAGGGATTTCATCTCGGTATCATTGACGACCCGTTAAAAAATGCCGAAGAAGCGGCGTCGGAAACCATTCGGGAAAAGCAAAAGGACTGGTACCGGTCAACTTTTTCGACACGTGAGGAGCCGAATGGCGCCATCGTGATAATTATGACTAGGTGGCACGAGGATGATTTGTGTGGGTGGTTGCTGGCGCAAGAAGCAAGCAGCGAGGAGAATGAGTCGGAACGTTGGCACATTGTAAACATGCCAGCGATAGCGGAGGATACGCAACGAAATTTCCCGATTACGTGCACGGTTGAAGCGGATGAACGAGCGCCGGGCGAAGTGTTGTGCGCAGAGCGGTACCCAGAGGCAAAGCTGCGCAAGATAGAGCGACGCATCGGGCAATATTTCTGGGCAGCGCTGTTTCAACAGAGACCCGGGCCGCGAGAAGGCAGTTTTTTCAAGCGGCAGTGGTTTCGCATCGTCGAGGCGTTGCCGGCGGGGTGCAGATTTGTGCGATATTGGGACAAGGCAGGGTCGCAACGGCAAGGTGCCTACACCGCAGGGGTTTTGATGGCTGTTTCGTCTGATGGTTGCTTCTTTGTGGTGGATGTGAAGCGTGGTCAATGGTCAGTTGCCGAGCGGGAAACGATGATTTTGCAGACAGCGCATGTTGACCAGGCACGATACCGAGACGTGAAAGTGTGGATAGAGCAGGAGCCGGGAAGTGGTGGCAAAGAAAGCGCAGAGAATACTGTACGCAACCTGGCAGGTTTTTCGGTGCACAAAGAAACTGTGAGCGGCGACAAGATGTTGCGTGCGGAGCCTTTTGCGGCACAGGCGGCGGTAGGCAATGTCTACCTGGTTGCAGGTGATTGGAACGAGGCGTATTTGAGTGAACTGGCAGCGTTTCCGAACGGGAAATACAAAGACCAGGTAGATGCCAGTTCGGGCGCTTTCAACAAGCTGGTGCTTGCAACGCCAGAAGTGAAAGGCAGTAGCATTGTGGTAACACAGCAACAGATGAAAGCGATGTTGGGCCGATGGGGCTGATAGAACGATTCCAGGCGTTGTTTCAGACGAGGAAGAAAGAGAAAACAATTTCGTTTGTAAAGACGCCTGCGAATTTGTTTGCCGCACGCTTCAGCGCAGAGAACAATAGGCGTTCACTCATCATCGATTGTCGAAAGATGTACGATGAGGACCCTCGTGTACGTACCATCATTCAGACACTTGCGCGCGACGTGACCAAAAACGGTTTTGAATTGGTTGTAGAGGGAACTAGGGCAGACGAGGCGAAGGCTATCGCCGATGAGATGTTTGATCGTATCGATGTGTGGTCTCGTCTTGACGACTGGATACGTTTGACATTGCGAGATGGTGACAGTTTTCTGGAGATTGGTGTGGCGGAAGACGGCGACATCGTAGCTGTGTCGCGCAAGCCAACGCTGGAGATGTTTCGTTGGACAGACGAACGTAATGAGTTTGTTGATCCGGCACGGGCGTTTTATTGGACTGACCAAGTATGGGCTGCTGGCGATATACCGCCAGCAGCCGCTGTGTTTTTTGCAGAGTGGCAAATGATTCAGGTGTCTTGGGACAGTGATGAAAGCAGCCGCTACGGGCGACCTCTCTTTGCGAGCGCACGTTCCGTGTTCAAGCGCATGACAGATGGTGAGGACGACATCTGGGTACGTCGCAAGACACGTGCAGGGATACGCTATGTGCATACGTTGGAAGACGCCAACGAGCTGGAGATCGAGGCTTACAAAGAGCGCAATCGGGACGTTTTAGGCAATCCGTCCATCGCAATCGCTGACTTTTTCAGCAACAAGCGCACGACGATTCAGGCAATTCAGGGTGATGCTCATCTCAACGAGATTGAAGATGTGTTGCACCACATTCGTACGTTTTGGTTAGCGTCTCCGGTCCCGATGGCGCTGTTGGGATACGGCCAGGATTTGAATCGTGATGTGCTTGATGAGCAAGAGCGCCAGTATCGACGAACGCTGGAAAGCATTAGTGCGTGGGTCACGAGTCAACTGATTCGGCCATTGGTTGAACGTCAGTGGCTGCTAAAGGGAATTTTTCCAGATGCGCTGCGCTGGAACGTGGAATGGACAAGTAAAGAGCCGCTGACTGCGTCAGAACTCGATCTGGCAGCCCGGGCTTTGGTCAGTCTGCGTGCTACGGGGCTATTGACTGATGAAACCATGCTGCGGCTGTTGTCGAACATTGTGCCCAACTTCGACGTGGCAGCAGAGCTTATGGCGTTGGCGAAACAGAAGCCGGATGAGGTTAGCCGCATGGCGCAGATGATTGACGCCAGGCGACGATGATAAGGATGGCGACGATGGCGACTGAATTGCGACCACGTTCCATCCATCATCAGCAGCAAATTGCCTTGATGCGTTTGCAACTTCGTTTTACGGCAGAAACGCACAGGTTGTACCGCAAGTTTTATGACGATCTGATGCGTATTGTGCAGGCGTCGGTCGATAACGAGGGTATGGTCGATGGGATTGCGCTGTCCAGTGCGGGTGCGACGATTGAACAGAAGTGGCAGCAGATGCACCGTGCCTGGGTGCGGATGTTTGAGCGGGCACGCGTGCAAGCTGCTGATTTGGCAATGGGCGCCCACGTTGTGATGCACGAACACCTGCGACCAAAACCGGAAATTGCAGAGGCGTTGACACCACAAGAAGCGGCGTTTGTGGCACTGTGGGAACGACGGCGACAGCAAATGTTGGAAACGGTGGCGAGCAGGGTTTACTCAGACGGTTTCAATCTGTCGCAACGGATTTGGCGGTTAGAACAGGACGGTTTGAATGAAATTCGTCGTGTGCTGTCGGTAGCATACAGCGAGCGTACGAGCGCCAGCCGGTTGGCGCAATTGCTGGAACCGATGTTGGGGGCTGGGCAAAACTGCCCACGATGGACGTACAGCCGGCTTTACCGTATGACGCCAGGCGAAAGAGCAGAGGATAGCACAGGGTTGTTGCGAGGCGATGAGTGCAATAGCCGAGGGTTGGCGTACAACGCGCTGCGCATGGCGCGCAATGAGATTCAGATTGCCCATCATATGGTCAATGACGAGCTATTCCGCATAGCACCGTGGGTGGAGGGTGAAAAAATCCGGTTGTCGCCTGGTCATTCTGAGGTAGACATTTGCGATGAATATGCCAGCGGCGGGCCATATCAGCCGGGTGAAGTGACGTTGCCGCTACATGTGCAGTGCATGTGCTACAAGCAAGCGGTCATCATGCGTGCTGAGGATTTCCGCAACCAGGTGCGCGGCTGGCTGAACGGTGAGAATCGTTTTCTGGACGATTACGCCAACTGGCTGGAACAATCGCCGATCGGCCCATTGCCGTTGGTGTTGATGGAGACGCTGCAATTGTGGCTTGAAGGGAATTTGGATGCGCACGGAGCGGCGCTTGGAGTAGGAGATGAACATGAGCAGACTTAGTGGACAGATCACAATTACAACAGCGGGGACGGCGGTTGCCGGACCAAGTGAACCGTCAGGCAGCCATTTCGTCATTAAGGCGCATTATGACAATGTTGGAACGGTTTGGTTTGGAAACGACGGCACCAACAATGTGAGCAGCAGCAACGGTTTTCCGTTGAAACCCGGCGAAGCGGTCGAAATATATGCTGAAAGATTGAGTGGGGTGTACTTTAACGCAGAAAATAACGGGGATAAGTTTTGTTGGTATCGGGTGGAATAATGCGGCGCAATAATCGAATGCTTTCGCTTTTTGTGCGTCGAGTTTATCCGCAGTTGGTGGTCAATCCCAGTGTGGAAATTGGCTACATAAAACCTGATCACTGGTTCCATTCGATACAAGGTACTGAGTGGGCAAGTCAGGGCCATACGGGCAACCGTTCGCTGCGTATCAATGTGGTAAATGCAACGGCAGACTGGCGTTCAAGTTTGTTTCCAGTGATAGGCGGAAAAGCGTATCGGGTAGGTGTATGGCTGAAGGGTAATGCAACAGGAGAATGCTTTTTGACCGTGCGTTGGTTTGCCAACTCGGACGGGAGCGGCTTTATCAGCGAGAACAACATTTTGTTAAACGGCATATATGCGACTTGGGAACAAATGTTGGTGACACTTACATCTCCTATCAATGCACAATCAGCCGATTTGATGTTGCGTTGTCCAACGCCGTCAACGGCTGATATTTATGTTGATGATTTTTTAGTAAGGCGAGTGAACTGATGAAGCGACTGGTAGAGCGATGGGCACAGACATTAGACTTGGTGCCATTGAATGAAAACGTAGACAATGGGGCGCGACGTGTGCGAGCCATCGGTGTAACGGCGGATGTGGTCAACGGTAATGGCCGAATTTATCCACGTGCAGTACTGGAGAGTGCCATCGCCGAATTAAATGAGCACATGGCAGAGAGCGCCGGGCAAGGGCGATTGCTCTTGGGGGAAGCGGAACATCCAAGTGATAAAGGCGGGCGTCCGGCTTTGCTGGAGACGGTGGTCAAGTGGCAGGCGGCTCAGTTGCAAGACAACACAGTCTTGCTGGATGGCATCATCTTGCCGACGGTGAAAGGTAAAGACATCCTGACCTTGATCGAGCATGGCGTTCCGGTGGGCGTTTCAATGCGTGGCTATGGGCAGCAGAAGCCAGTGAAAATTGGCGGGAAAACTGTCCAAGAGGTGACTAAACTGAAGATCACCGGTTTCGATTTGGTGGCGGAACCGAGTGATCCGTATGCGCGGTTGTTGGAAAGCCGCAAAGGAGAAACAGAGATGGAAGAGCAAGACAAGGAACTACTGGCAAAATTGGAAGAGGTGCAACGCACCAAAGAGGAACTTGAGCGCAAGCAAGCGGAAACTTTGAAGATGCTCGAAGAGGCGCAGAAGGCACAGGCTGAGCTTGAAGAGCACAAGCGCAAGGAGGCGGTCGAGGCGGCCATCGCAGAGGCAACGAAAGACCTGCCTTACGGCGAGGCGCTGAATAAGCTTTTTGTCGAGGCTGTGCGTGCAACTAAGCCGAAAACGCCTGAAGAGGTTGCGGCCATCGTTGAGATGAAGCGCAAAGAGTACGACGGCATTGCGTCGGCTGCGAAGTTGCGAAGAATGGGGCACGATGTGCAAATTCTGGGTCCGGTTTTCGAGCGTGAAACTGGTCAGCCGGAATTTACCCGGGCTGCGTTTTACTTCACCGAACGCCTTGTAGAGCGTGGCTACGGCCAGTTGCGCAACTTTCGTGAGGCGAAAACTCCATCTGCATTGTTTGCAAAACGCTACCTTGAGCTGTACGACAATGCCTATAAGACGCAGTTGCTCGCCGAATCGCAGCGACTCATCACGGAAGCCGAGCAGACTAGTGACCTGAATCTGCCATATTCAGTGATGCGTGCCATCATCGCGGAAGCTGTGCCGGAGCTGGTTGCTCTCAGCGTGTTTGATGGTGGGTTCGCCGATACAAGCCCTACACGAATTTATTTCGAGAATTACGCAGCCGAGAGCGGCGCCCAACCTGTCGTGTCCAACGAAAATATAACAGCCGTACTGGGCGGTTGGGTGAACCTGGCGCATAGCCGCATTCAGCCGGGCACGGTCACGATTACGAACAGCGGCGGTACCGTAACGTACACGGAGTATTCTGATTACCTGATCGACTACGCTAACGGTCGTTTGTATATCGTCGGCACTATTACCAACGGTCAGGCGCTGAAAGTTTCGTACACGTATGACGCCGTGCGTACAGGTGAGATGGGCGAAATTCAGCGTGGCAAGGGACAACTCTCCTTCAAGACCATCGAGCTGGCCGCAGATCGCTTGGCGCAGCAGATTAGTGACGAGGCAATGACATTCGCTCGTTCGCAACTTGGCTGGGATGCGACTACACGCACGATGTCGATGATCATCCGTGAAATTCGACGGATAATCGACAGCGGTATCATGCGGCTTGCAATTGCGCAGGCGCACGTTGCGAACAACAATGGTGGTACGTGGAACTCTGCCACGGACACTCTCGACGACCTGGTGAAGAAAATCGGTGTGGCAAAGGTTGCCGTACAGAAGGATTACTACATGCCAACGGCAATTCTGATGTCTGTAACTAACGCAGATCGCCTTAGCAATTGGTCTGCCTTCGCTGCGTCGTTGAGTAGGCCAGATACCGCTATGGCACCCGGCGCACTCGGACCCGGCGATACCGGTCTGCGGGTGAAGGGGTTACCGGTTTTCGCTTCGACTGAGATGCCGGACAACAAGATTCTGGTTGTAAACCGGGAACTTGTGCAGTATCGTGTGCTGGCGACGAAGCCAATGACGATGAAAGGGCCATATCCCAGCTACAACAACGGGAAGTTGGTCGCAGCGGATCAGTACTACGTCGAAGAATATAACGCAACGGTTTCGTTAATTGCTGAGAAAGGCGGCTTTGTCACGGTTGCGTAGTGAGATGAAGGTGGCGACATGCTGACAGTGCGAAACCATAGCAACCAGCTTGTATTGGTCGGTGACTTTTACCTGTTTCCTGGAGAACAGAGGCGGTTGATCGATGTAATGGCACGTGCAGCAGTCGCCAACAACCCACAGGCGCTGGTTATTGTAGATGATATGCCAGCGCCTGTGGATTGGACGGTAGTCAAAGGTATTGGAGTGCAACTAAGCGCCGCACTTTACCACATGGGATTGCGTACGCCAGAGGATGTGCGCCAATACATCGCAAAGAATGGCAAAGAGGCGTTGCTCGCTGTACCCGGGATGCACGAAAAGCGGTTGGCGGCGCTGTTGGCGTTTGTTGAGGTGGAATGATGGGAATTTCATTGGCGGCAATGGTGGAGCGGTTGCAACGGCTCGTACCAGCGCGCAATGGTGTGCCCAGCGTTGTAGACTACGAACAGCATGTGCGTGATGCCGTTCAGCAACTATCAATGGATGTACCACGCCGAGTGACGGCAACGCTTAACGTGATTGCAGGTACGGCAAC